CTTAGCCTTATTGTACTTTGGGCTGCTCATCTTTACCTGTGTCGTAGATGGCGTTGCCATCATTATCAATCTTAATCTTAAATACTTTTAGTTCAATCAACGCCATTACAAGGTTAGCCATATCAGCCTTGAGTTGCTTGATCTCATTCTGCATATGTTGGTATTCTCTACTAGCCATTACACTGCCACCTCGTGTCCGTATTCATCCTCTGGTACATAGTTGCCAGTGTAGCCGTGTCGTGCATCTCTTGCCAGCATAGCGCCGTAGGCGTTCTTATCTGATATCTGGCAAGCTCCATAGTTGACGTTCAGTATAGAATAAGTCTTGCCATCTGCTGCGTGTGGACCAAAGCGGTTCTTTACTGCTGCAATCTTCAGTTCATTGTACTCAGGGTTGTAGCCCAGTGTAAGTATCAGCGCTGGTAGTTGGCTGACCTTACCGTGAATAGCACGACGTGCTGGTGGTTCTGTTGGACTGCCGTACTCTGATTGCTCAGAGACGTGGTGCAGTACTAGTACGCACGCTTCAGTCTTACGTGCCATATCGTGCAGCTCCATCATAATCGCACGCAGGCCAGCCCATTCGTTGTCTGTCTCAGCAGCTACATTCATAAGATTATCTATGATGATCAACTCAGGGGCTTGGCCATACAACTCGACATAAGCCTTTATCTCCAACTCGATATCATCGAGTGACGGACTGGAATCAAAGACCCACTTGATATGTTTTAACTTATCAAATGCACCATCGTAAAAGTGTGAGTCAGTCGAAAGGTTCTGCTCCACGTTCACTTGGTTATGTCCTGATGCGTGCGCTGCTGCTCTCAACATTACAGTCGTAGTGTCTGTATCTGCTGAAAAAAATAGCGTAGGTACTTTTGCTTTCACTGCATAGATGAGTGCAAACATTGACTTGCCAGCGTTAGGTGCAGCAGCAACCATACAGACCTGTCCTCTACGGAACTTGATCTGCTTCTCTGCTAGTGCAACCCACACGTCCGGAAGGGGAGTGGCTTTGGTAAGCACAGTTCCCCACGCACGCTGTAAATCAAGCACTGAACTCTCCAAACGGAATGACTATACCTTTGAGCTTACGAATATGTGCTCTCTTACCGTGAGTTAATCCACCCCAGATACCAAAGCGTTCGTTCTTAATTCCCCAGTCTGCACACTCAACTTGGTGTACACAGTTGCCACAGATAGACAAGATATAACTTATCTCTCGTGGATGTTCTGCCTCTGGTGGATAAAAGATTTCTGTGTCAATGTTCTTACAGCGTGGATCCTCGTAGTTCCAAGGCCCTCGCATAAGTTATCGAACCCAGATAGTCTCGCACTTATCTAAAGCACCCTTGGGTGCTGCACACATATAACCCTGCCAAGGTCCACGTGCTGATGTTCCTGTCTTAAAGGCCATCACGCCGTGCTTACATTGCTTAACGCCAGGCTGTTCTACTGGAGCAGCTACTGGTGTTGCAGCGAATGCTGCTTGGATGTTTGATACTGCAGCAGCAGTTGCGTTACCGCCTGCTAGTTCTGCTGATGTTGACTTGATTAGTGTTGCCACCATTGATAGGTCCATAAGACCTGTCTCAAGATCCTTTACATCTGTTGCGTAAAGATTGATAAGTGTTCCGTCATTCAACTTGTAGTTGACTTGGAACTTGGTGTTCTCGTTTGCAGCCATTTACTTTCCTCCGTTTGATTTGATGTTTAGTCTTACAGATTCATTACCGACAACCTTCGGAACAAACCCTAAAAGTTTCTCAACTTCCTTTGAGTCAACTGTCTCACGACCTTTAACTGTTGTCCAGCTTATTTCGATACCACTTGCAGTAGTACCAGTAGAACCAACTAAAGATTCTTTTAAGGTTTCTCTTTCCTTTTCCAGCTCTTTAATCTTTACATCTAACTGTATGTAGTGCAGCGCGTGCTTGTCAACTTCTGCGTCCTCAATCACGACTTCACTAAGGACGATACGTTCTTTCTTAAGACCACCGCAACCCATCTCTTCGGTTGCGTCGTAATACTGGCAGTAGTCCTTGCAAAAGGACTGATCTTTCTCAGGCTCTGGTAGCACTGTGCTGGCTTTAACGCTAGCCAACCAGTTAAGTGCAGTCAACGCCATTGATTCATCGTAAGGCTCTGTATGCACCTTGATGTCCTTCTCAGACCCATCACGTGCTATTGCTACAAGGTTAACTGTCTTAACTTCATAGCCATTCTTAGATAGTAGATACCCGTAAAGCTGGACCTGCCACCTCTGTTGCGTTGATGGGAAGTAGCCAAGGTTCTTAATCTTAGATGTCTTCCAGTCAATGACCGCACCGGTGCTAGGTACAAATAAATCTACGTGTGCTTTCATATCACCGTAGGCAACCTCAGTTTCCACCAAGTATTCTTTAGCGTCAGGATCGAGTGCGCCGATAGCCTCTTCAATGGCAGCGTGTATCGCTGTTCCCATTATCGCTGCTAGCTTTGACTGGTTCTCATTGGTATGAGGCTGTGCATTCAGTCTGTACCAGACCTTGCGTTTACAACCACCAATCTCTGATGGACCCACCTCTGTCTGCATACTTCTATCACGACTGGCATCCTTAGCGTGCAGTACGTGCAGTAGTAATTCCTTTGGATCTTCTATTGCCACTTTCGGTCATCCCTCCACGTTAGGAAAGTATCTAAGCAGTACGCACCGACAAACCCAATAACAAAACTAATTGCTCCTACTAAAATCAACTCTTTCATTTTTCCGTCCTCACTTGTGCTATGACTTGTATTGGTGGATGCGTATTAATATCCAGTAAGGATGCAATCCTGACTGCCTCTTCTGCTACCACACTTGCTGTTACGAGTTTATTGTAATTCTTACTTGGCAAAGAATACAAGTACCCAAGGGCATAATTTCCACCAGAGCCTGCCGAAAACAAGCCACGCTCAGATGTATTAAACGATAGGTCCCCGCCTATGGAGAACAGGTTGGCACCGAATGAGATAAGGAACGAAAAGTTCATCTCCTTGTTATCTACTTCGTAGTTACCTTCTTTGAAAGCAGCTGAGATACTAGGCAGTACCTTGCTGCCCATAAACCTCACTGGGTCCTCACCGCGATATAGCGGTGGCTTCCACGCGTAGGCAAGGATATCACCTGGTCGTGAGTCACCAGTTAAACCGAGTAGGTATTTACCAGTGCTGACTATCTTCGGTGTTTCGATAGAGATGATGCGTTGATCACCGTCCGTAATTTGGCTATCTGCTGCCATCACGACGAAGTCGTTACCAGAGATCCCAACAAGGGTAGTCACTTACTCACCATCCCAATCAATGTTATTGATACTAAGCCAGTCAAGATAAGTGATTGTCATAAAAGTATCTTACCAGTCATAGCGTGTCGCAAGACACATATTAGGCAGATGTCTGTGTACACTTGCGAGCGTGAGCGAGCAGAAGCAGACAGGGCGCCCTTCACGGGCGCAGTTGGTAGGTAACCGACAGGTTACCGTCTCCCTCCGTCTACCAACCCTGCCAAGAATGAAACACAGGAACGCTATACGTTCCCTGCCACAGGTCACAGGAAGCGATTTGCGGGACTTAGGACCAATCCACGTCTGTCCGTGTGGGTCGCAAGTCTTCAACGCTATGGTGTCCTTTGATGACTACGAACTATCCTGGTACTTCTTAGACGGAAGCTGCGTTAGTTGCGGCAACCTAGTAAAACTACCGTGTCCTGTAGATCGTGATGAATCACAGCCTTTCTGCGATTAACGAGCAGGACCGGACTGGTATATGTTCAGTCTGTGGACCTACTAGAATCAAACTCAGAGACTCTAAGAGAGCAACCCTTAGCGCACGATATAAGTGCAAGTCTGTCTATCTCAAAGCCTACAACAAACTCCAGTACCCATACGCAATCCATAAGAAAGACTACTGTGAACACTGCGAGTTCAAGCCAGTACATATCAGTCAGCTCGACGTTGACCACATTGACGGGGACAAATGGAACAACGACCCGTCTAACTTACAGACGCTCTGTGCTAACTGCCACCGTCTAAAGACTCACCTTAATAACGATAGCAACTCTGGCATATTTTAGGCACAAAAAATAGCCCCCGATTCCCGTTAGGGAACCGAGGGCCTTGGCCTCGCAGTCAAACTTTACTTTGCTGTGGTCATTGTTAAATCGTGCTTAGGGTTAGCCCAAGCAATTACTACTGGAACGATTGCAAGCCATAGAGCATTAGCTGCGTGCTTCCAATCTGATCCTGTAAAATCTAGTGGTGACTTACCGAGGATTACTACTGCTGCAAGTGCGTTAGATACGAACCACTTGGCCCACATCTCTGCTACTTTGTTATTTAACTTCATTGGATCTCCTTAGTCTTTGAACTTCGGTGACCCGAAGCCAACAATAAATGCTGTGAGTTTGCGCTTATTATCTTTCTTGTAAGCGCGGATGCGCTCTGCTACTTCTCCACCGTTTGCCTGTGAACCTGATGTCTTATGCTCAGGTGAAGTATTGCCCTCAATGGTTGTAACAGTTCCATCAAGGTTATCTTTGAGCACAATACCAACGTGCTCTACTGGAGCACCGCCTGGTGCGAAGTCAAAGAATACTATGTCGCCAGGCTTGGGCTTGGCAGTGGCTGCATTAGACCAAGCACCTGTGCCTTGAAACTTTGCTACACCAGCTACTGTACTTACGACATTTGGGATCTTAAGACCAACCTGATTAGCACACCACATAACAAAACTGCCGCACCAAGGTAGGTAATTCGCTTTAGTAAACGCGCCATATTTTGTCTCATTATCCTTTGGTCCTTCAACTGTGCCAATCTCTTTACTGGCTGTTGCTATAAAGTCTGCACGTTGGCTCATCGTTCTTCAACCCTTGTTTTAATAATTGCTTGGTTGATACGCAATTCAATAGTTTCTTTTTCAATGCGGTCAATAGAATCTTTCATAGACTCGCCACCATTGTTATAGAGCTGGTACTTAATCTTTTGTAGGTCATCACATACTGGGGTTAAAGCAATCTCAACTATTGTTTTAATAGCGTGATGAAATGCTTTCCACAACCCGTACAATGCTGCTGTTCCTACAAAGAAGTAGGCATAAACAATGCCCGACCAATCTGACGGTGACAAGATAGTGCTCCTATGCCGTTCTGATAGTGATAAGCAATAGTCCACCGTAACCGGAGTATCGCTTATCAGTTGGTGTGCGGTTGATAAAGTCCATCTCTTCGATGAGTCCAAGGTAGGACTCACCGGTACGGAAGTCTTCAACCTTAATTAAGTCACCTATGTTTTCAATATTCTGCATAGTAATCAGACGGTCATAAGCTGCGTTCTCATAACCAGATGGGTTATTGAACTTATCCATTGCGTGATCGTATAGTTCTACTGGGTACTGGATAAGGCGTTGACGTGGTACAGATGGCAATACTCGTATCTGGTATCCAGTAAAGAGTGGTCCTTTATTACTATCAGTATTAGAACGATTCATTACAAACTTAAAGCCTAGATATTGCTGAGGTGTAGCAGGGTATGAAATACCAATCTGGGTAATGTCTGCGCCTTGGTCAAAGTAACCGATTGAATACTCATTGTTGTAAGCATCAATAGAGTAGATAGCAAGTGAACCATTGACTGATTCGTAGCGTGGCTGTAAGAACTTAAAGATTTTATTCTCAAGGGTGTTGTAGCGAACAAAAGCAGTACGCATAGTACCTGTAGGTGTTAGGCGTGTAGCTGTCTCAATGTAGTTCTTACCATTGGTTACGCCATTGTTTGCTGTACAAAATACTAGGCGGTCTGTATTGCCTGCAAAGGAACACGATGTTGTAATAAAACCTGTAGTCGTTGGGTCATACAAATCCCAAGCGTAGGCAAAGACTAGGTTAGTTCCAACCTGTTGACCTAGGTTTACGCGAGTCAATCCTGGGTTACCATCAACGCCAGTTGCTGCCCAAAGGTATTGGTTATATCCGGCCACATCGTAGACAGGTTGATCTGTCTTAAAGAGTAACGGGCCATAGGCAATAGAACCATCGCTGACTGATACTTCAGCAATACGAAGACCAAGGTTTGTACCGATAGCCATAAAGCCAAGGTAGTAATAAATCTTATAGACAACTTCACCTACTGGTAGTTCAGCTGCAGTAATAGCAGATGTCAGTGTAGGCATAGAACCAGATGTGCTCAAGGTAAACTTCTGGATAGTTGACTGGATGCCGTTAAAGCCAGATAGGTAAATAGCAGCACCGGATGATGTAATGCTGGTATAGGTAAAGGATGCATTAGGGTGGCTATAGACTGCTGTAGGTAACGCAGTTGCTGATGTGGCAAACTCATAGATTGAGTTGTTAACTGCCATAACTAAACGCTCTTTAGTGAACTCAATGACTGCGTTAGTAACTACAATACCTGTAGCGTTAAACATCAGGGTAGGCGATACAGTGTCATCATCTGTCAGCAACTTCTTATAGACGTGAAGCTTGCTTGTTCCTGAGACTACGTTAGTTACCCAGTAGGCATAGGTGCCATCATCGCAGATGGAATATACTGGGTCTGGTGTAGCATCTTGGAAGTGGGTTAACTTGCCACCAATATCAATTTTGTCTACGTCATACTTATCCCAGAGCAATATGGCATCTTGTGTGACAGATCCCGTTGATGCAACTGAGGTCACATTGGCTGCAGTTAAAGCGTAGGAGATTGTTGTAGCAGCCACTGCTGTCAGCACAAAGGTGCCGTTAAATGTGGAGTCCACGTTATCAACATTGATAGTTGAACCCACAGTAAGTTTGTGGCTACCGATAGTAAGCGTTGCCACGTTGGAGGTAAGCGCTTTATTAGTAATAGTCCAGTTAGGTCTAATAGATCGAGTAATCTGGAATGGGCGCTTGTTAGGCTGTAAGTTACCTTCTGTGTAGTGGTAGTTATCTACATCATTAAGAAGGGTTGCTTGACCCTTTTCCCAAATATTAAGACCCTTGCTGTAGGTGTATTGGTAGCGCAGGGTTTCATCTTGGGCTGGCTCAAAAAACTTAACGCCTTGACCAAGGTGGAAGGTTGACTGTGAGCGTAGCCACCAACCGGTGATTGTCTGCTCACCAGGTTCACGGCTCATATCAATTTGTTGCTTGCGATACTGAGCAGTTACACGACGATAAGCATTCTCATCACTGGTATTAAGGAAAAACGGGATGCCACCAAAGGCTACGTCATAAGCAACGGTGCTACCAGCATAGGACTGTGATCCCGCAGGGTTTGACAGAGCATATGGAATTGGCTCCGTGATATCACTGCCGTAGGCCATTACTTCTCCTTAAATTGGTGACGGAATTTCTTATCGCATTCAAGGCACATTCCCTTGATGACAGCAAAGCGCTTACAGGTAACGATGGCGCACTTGTACAAGATCAGCTACTTAGTAAGCGCTGCAATCTCATCTGCTGTTAAGCCAAGCGCTGTCAACTTTGCTTGGGCTGATGCCTTAGCATCTGCTGCAGCCTGTGCTGCTGCATCTTCTTCAGCCTTGCGAGCCTCAGCGGTTACGCGGTCTGCTTCCATCTGTGCAATTTCAGCGTCAGTCAATTCAATGATTGACTCCACGCCTGTCTCGCAGTTGATTTCGATTCGTGTTGGATTAGGCATTTTTTACTCCATATAGGTAGAAGGAACTGTATTGTAAAAATGATTGTGCAACACCAGCAAGTGTTATAGATGTTATTGCTGCTGTATTTGACATAAGGCCTGCTGCTAAACCAGCAAGTGCTCCATTGGCGGCATTAGTTTCAGAAACGCTATCAATGCTCATTGATTTATTATTTGAACCAGCATAATTTGGAATGTACACTTCACCATTTCCAAAAGTATTTGCTGTCGATTGAGTATCTGACGCATAAAGATATTGTGTGTATGAAGTTGCACCGCTATTGGTTGAAGCAGCAGAACCACTTAAACCATAAAGAAGTTTTGTTGAATATCCTGTTGATATGCTATTAAATGCTATTGAAAAATTGTCAAAAAGAATTCCATCATTGCGGTCTGTTCTTACTGAAAATTTAATTAATAAATCCGTATATGTTGATGGAATACTTGAAAAAACAACACTACTTGACCCACCAGAACCAACAGTATTTGAAGCAATAAGTGTCATTGTGTTTGCCATAGTTTATGCGCTCGCAATTCCGTATAGGGTAAAGGTGGAGCCTATTTGTAATGTTCCAGAACAATTTATTTTTATGCTTGTTATAGCAGAAGTACTACGCCATAGTCCAACCATATTATCTATTTCATAATCTGCGCTTGATCCCTTAGATAACCAAGTTTTGTAAGTTGTTGCATTACTATAATTTTGAAACTGGCAGATTGTTGTGTTGAAATTAGATGCGCTTGTATATCCAATAGTTGCTGATGTTCGACTAGAATATGAAGCAGAACCAGCAACTGATCCAGTTCCATAAAGCAAAGTCCAAGAGTAATTTGATCCAGTATCACCATTTAATTGTATAGAAATTCCGTCTGTTGCAGATGATTTGAAATTAGCAATCAATACCAAATCTGTGTAACTTCCAGAAATTGAACTAAAAGTATATGAAGTAGCAGTGCTACCAAGAGTAGTAGTCGCGATAGGCGTATAAGTTGAACCTGCTGCCATTGTTGTTACCCCTTAATTCCGTAGAGTGCAAAAGTGCTATTTGCTGCAAAATTTCCATCAGCCGTAAATTGCAAATCTGTGATTGCATTTGGAGTTCCATAATATAATGAACTGGCAAAACTGATTCTGCCGTTTGTTCCATTTTGGTCGAATCCACTTAGATACCTAAAAGTTTTGTTTTTATTTGTAGATGTGTAATCTAAAATATCTACTATACTTGATCCAAAAATTCCAGTTGTTGAATTTGCTGCTGGCATCGAGTTATTGGCAACCACCATAATGTTTTGCGTTCCATAATGTTCTGAACTTGCTGATGACCCATCACCAAAAGTTGAACCCCAAGTGTAGTTTGCAGAATAAATTGTTCCTGAATTACCAACCCTTAAGTATGTTGAAACTCCCAGTGTATTTCCACTGCCTCGCACAAACTCTGAACGATTTGTAATTCTTACCTGTAAATGTTTATAGGTCTGTGGGATTGATGAAAATGTAACCGTTGATTGAGCTGAACCAAGAGTTGAAGTAGCAATAGACTCATAAGAATTGGTTACTGCTTTACTGCCACTTATTGAGCTAGCCAAAATTCCTAAAATTGGAGTCATTAGGCAATATCCCCCACAATCGTGAAGGTATTGCTAGCTGAACAAATGATTGAGCAAGATGAGTACTGGACTCTAACTTTTGGTGCTGCTGATACAGCACCATTAGATGTAATAGTTACACCAACACCTGCAAGGAAAGTAACTTGCCCTGCACCAATCTGTTGAAGGTTGATAACATCGTTAGCAGAAAATACTGAAGGTGGCACAGTTACCACGACAGCAGCAGCATTAGATGCTGTAACAAGTTTATTTACATCGCTTCCCACAAGAGTATAAGTAAGACCAGTCTGAGCGTTAAAACCTGAGATGCCACCGCCTGCTGCGCCTGTAGCGCCGGTAGCGCCTGTTGATCCCGTAGCACCGGTAGAACCAGTTGCCCCTGTAGGACCTACGACGTTGGGATTTGGAGTTATATCAACAGCCATTATGCAATCTCCGATCCGAATGCGTTAAATGAACTTGTGCCATTTGCTGAATAGATTGTTACAACGTCAGTTGTTGCCAGCGTTATACCACTTGTGTAGGTAAAGGTTGACGCTGCTGAGAGGCTAACTCCGTACACAATGTAATGTTGTGTAGCAAGGGTTGCACCTGCTGGTCGCACTGCAATACGGATTGTATCTGCTGCGGAAGCAGCAGTGTTAACCACATTGATTGTAGATACTACTGTTGAGGTAGCAGCTGGTACGGTATACAACGATGTTGCTGTTGCTGCCGTAGGAGCCGACTGCCCTAGTACTTTATATACGGTTGCCATTAAGCGATGTCCCCAATCAAGGTGAAGTTGTTAGCTGAGGTGCAAACCAAAGTTGCTGCAGAGTACTGGGCGCGTAGTCCAGTTCCTGTACCAGTAATTACCGTTGTTCCATCGGAAGCAATGTTGACAGCACCAGCACCAAGGCGCTGCAGGTTGATCTGTTGTCCAGTTGAATAGACACCATTAGGTACAGTCACTGTCACGGTTGCTGCGTTAGATAAGGTAACCAACTTATCTTGGTCTGTAAGAACCAATGTATAAGCCGTACCAGTTTGCGCGTTAAACCCAATAGTTGTTTTAGGTGTGTTAATTACTGGGCTAGTCAGTGTCTTATTAGTTAAGGTCTGCGTGCCCGTAAGCGTTGCCACAGTTGCATCAATAGCAATAGTTCCGGTAGTTGTGATTGTGCCACCTGATAAACCAGTACCTGCAGTTATAGATGAGACTGTGCCAGTAGTAGGTGCGGCCCATTTAATACCCTTGGTCTGCGTGCTATCTGCTGTCAGCACAGTTCCATCTGCACCAGCTGCAAGGCGTGTGACCGTACTTGCTGCCGTTGCTACAAAAGTATCACCCTTGGTAGTTAGCGTTGATGGCTGGACTGCTGTATTAAAGTAGTCAAGGTCATTAGATGTCAGTACGTGTCTTACTGTTGCACCTGATGCGTGTGTGATTGCAGTAGTTCCTGCTCGACCTCTTGTAAGAGTAAATGTATCGCCAGAGTTAGCAGTAATAAAACAAATTTCTTCGTTGACAGTATCTGGATCAATAGCGATAGTGAACTGGTCTACGTTACCTGCAGCAAGTGTGACACCGCCAAGGAGCGCAGACCCAGTACCAGTAGTGACAGCGATAGATGTCTGCGAGCTTGTAATACTGGCCGAGAGGATTGTCTCTACGGAGATGGAGGAATATAACCGAGTCATTAGGCTGCCTTTTCTTTAACGGGTGTAGTGAATACGTATTGGGAAGCGGTCTTGCAACTTGTTTGCTTCTTCTTGCAAGCGCTGTTGGTACAACGCAAAGACATACTTGGAAGCAGATGCACCAGCACTCGATGGCAGCTTGGTATCTGCTAAATCTGCTTCAGCGCTTGAGAGGTTAATACGACCGGTATCAACGTAAGAGAGGAGTCTGTACGCAGCTCCAAGAGTAACGACATCTCTTGACGATTCCGGTAAGCCTGTAACACCAGCAAAGTCATCACTACTGTTAGTGAGGTTACTTGGGATAGTGGAATAATAGACTTGGACCGTACGACCAGGGACAATCTTTTCATAGATATTCACCGTCTTGTTAGTATTAAATGCAGATACATTTGCCATACGGTCAAGGCGCCAGTGGTTAACTGGTAGCCATTCTTTAGATGGCCCAGGTGTCTGCCACGATATAAAGAGTACATCGCGTGCATCATCTGGTAATGGGTATGCAATCTGTGCTGCGTTAAAGGTAAAGGTAGTTGAGGCAACTTGGAAGAGTTTTGGATAAAGCGAGTTGATACTATCGTTCAAAGCCTGAGCAATCATATTTACTGGGAATGTAGGTGTAAGAATTACACGGGCGTTCTCTGCGTGTGGGCTTGGTGTAGTACCCATATAGCCACGACCAAAGCCAGGGATAACATTGAGTATTAGGTTTTGGCGATCAAAGGAGTTAACCCAAATAAGTTCTTCGTCAATCTGGATAATTCCTTTTGCAAGGTTATCTGCTGAACCAATCTTAATAGATAGGTCAGTAGCAGAGATGCCACCTGAGTTTGCTAAGTTCGTAATACGATCTTGGCGCAGGGTGTAACCTTGTAGGTTAGTCTGTACTTCATTAACCAGTTGGCTGAATGTTGCCATCTATTTTCCCTCGGTAGTATTCCACGTTGTTTTTAAGTCTTTCGTCATCAGGCGATACTTCTAATGCCTTATGGCCGTGTTCTAGCGCAGTCTTGTAATCACCTAATTGCCACGCACTAACTGCAATTAAATCATCTGCCATATGTCCCCACGCCCAATTTTCTGCAAGGAACTCCATTGGCTTTGTATCAAAGTCCAATGCTCTCTTTGCTACCATAAGGCAGGCTTCCCAGTCTTTTTGTGTGTAGTAATAATTAGCAAGTGCTAAATAAGACTCACGACAAGCCCACTCTTCAGTACCTTTAATAAACCATTCTTCAGCCTGCTTAGGCTCAGCTTGTGCTAGTACTCGACAAGCTGCGCTGCGTTCTTGCGGAAAGATTGACTTCTCTAAGTATTGCTTGAGTATCTCTGCACATCTATCCCACTGCTTGTAGTAAGACAGTTCTCGTCCTAGGTAGTACAAGTTTCTGGCATCAGGG